TGCACCATTTACAAGTACAGTACCATAACTAGGAACATTTATTTGTGTTATATCACTAGAAGATACTTTAAATAAATCATCATTCTTTGCTACAATAACTCTGTCTAAAAATACGCCACAACCAAGCGTAAGATAGTTTGACGCAGTGCTTGTAAACTCTACAGCATTACCATTGGCAGGAGAATTATCCGCATGTATTGTAGGTGTAAAGGTAAGTGCGGCTGTTCTTTCACTAGCATTATAGCTAACACCACCAGACGAAATAGTGTAAATGTCACTAAACGTAAGTTCTAAGTTTTCTGCAAGGTCTAGCCCTGTAGACAAAGTTACAGTGCTTCCGCTTATAGATAATACTGTAACACCTGTTGGGATGCCTGTACCACTTACATCCATACCTGCTTTAATTGTACCAACAACAGTGTCAACAATATGTGTGGTATTATCAGAGTCAGGAGCATTAAACGTTAGTGTAACATCATCGGCTATAGATTGTGCAGAGGATACGACTATATTATTTTGATCTGTAACTGTTGTTACTGTAACACCAGCATCAACGCCAGTTCCTGTAACAGTCATTCCTACAACTATACTTCCAACATTACCATCTACAGCAACATTAGCTGAACTGGAAACAGTACCGTTTACTACTGCAGTTGCTGTATTGTTTACTTGTGCAGTAGCATGTGTAAGTTTAAAGGTATCACCAACAACAGGAGTAGTTCTAATGTTGGCTATGTTTAAAGTGCCACCAGATTGACTTGCACCATTTACTACAGGAGCACCATACGGTGGTATAATACTACTGTTGTATTTTGTATACCCCTCAATCCTACGATAACCACCCTCAATAGATGGTTCAAAGTTTCTAAGAGTTCTTGCAGATCCCGGTGCGTTAATACCTTGTTGCAAAGGACTCATATTAGTAACAAGTCCACCCTTAAATTCTATAGGGTATGTTTGACGAGTTGATGGCATGTATTAGTTTGCTCTAAATGAACTGACTGCAATACGGTTACGATCTATTACAGTTGATCTAACATAATCGTATCTATTAATATACAAACTACGCATGTTTTTAATTTCATCTACAAAACGTTGTTGCATAATAGAAGACTCTTGCGTTTCCCCTCTAAACATATATGCATAGTGCATTGCACCATCTAGTAAAATATATCTAAACTGTTCTGGTATTGTGGGTACATCTGTAGCATTAATAAGATCTACAGGAAGTCTATAATACTCGTACACAACAGTATATGCTTTATCTGGTGCAGGAACAAAACCAAACTCTAAACTAGGTGTACGAAATACATAGTCAGGTAATGCTCTACGATTATCTGATGTACTATATTCCGCATCTACATACTTGTCTAAATACTCTTCATACGTAATAACTTTTAAACGTTTAGTATCATTACCTAAAGTATCGTCACGTTTAATACGAAAACTATCCATATCAATAGTTTTAGCATCTGCAGGATATGCATAACGTACTGTACCAGCAGTTAATGTTTCTTCTGCTTCTACATGATTAAAAGGCCATTCGTATTCATGTTGATTAAGATAACGAATAGCAGAGTTTACTGCATCTTTAATCATACTGTACTCACCAGTAGCAGCAGCAAAGTTACTTGATGTAAGTTCCACCTCATTAAGTCTACGGTTTACGTCATTCACTAGACCAAGATAATCATAAGCCATTTAACGTTCCTTTACCCGTAACTTAATACTACGTTCTGCTTGGCTACCTGTGCTGTCAATCATGTTACAGAAAAAAGTATATTCAATGTTATTTGTACCACCACCAATATTAATAGTGGCTACAGTAGTAGTATTAGTTTGTGATACATTCTGTATATCATCAGTAGTTGCAGAACTTGAAGCAACAGTAAGTGTTTGTCCTGCGCCTAGTGTAGTCTTAGTACTATAAGCAGTACTCTTTACAGACCATGTAACCGTACTAATAGTAGCAGTACCAAGAAAACGTGACCAATCTACACTGTAATCTAGTTGTTCATCAGGGTCTTTATTGGGCCAACGAAAACTCATGTTTAATCCTCAGTTGCGTATACAGTTCGTTCTGCAGATGTTGCTTGTCGTTCTACAAAAACTATTCTATTCTCTTGTGGTATTCTTACTGTTCTGTTTGTATCAAAGGCAGAAACAAATACCAATCTATTCTCATCAGGTATACGTACAGTTCTGGATGCTGAAGTAGACATTATGCTGCCTCTGCTATATAGACTGTGCGTCTACGGCTGTACTGTTCTCTTACAGCTTGGAAATTAAAGACTACTGCAGTTGTAGTAACAGCACCTATTGTACCTGTAGCTGGTGCAGATGCCAAAGCTTCACTTACTTTAACTTGTGCTAATGCTTGTACAGAACCTGTTGCACTCACACTATCAAGTACTTCAGTAGGTTTTTCCTCTAACTCATTTACTGTACTTGTAGCAGATACACCTGTAAGAACTATTAACGAATCTGCATGGGGTATAATAGCTGCTACTGTACCTGTAGCGGAAACACTATTTAAGTTTTCGTCTACTTGTGGTTCTACAGTACCAATAGCACCTGTAGCACTAACACCATCTGTAATACGTTCACTGATGTCAATTTCAAAACCACCAGCAGATACAGGCTCAATAGTTCCTGTTGCTGCCACACCTGTGATGTCTTCTGTTATATTTGGAGATAATGTTCCAATAGAACTTGTAGCAGACACTCCAGTAAGTGTAATTTTTATAAATGCATTAACTGTACCTATTGCACCAGTTGCACTTACACTATTAAGAACTTCAGTAGGTTTTTCTTCTACTGTATTTACACTACCTGTAGCAGATACTCCAGTAAGTGTTCTGGATATGTCTTCAGCACCGTAAGCAGATACGCCATATCTACCTGTACCAAATCGTGCTGAAGCTGCTACAACAGCCATTAGGCTATGCGGATAACTGCATTACTACTATCGGGTGATCCACCACCTGAAGGTGGGAACTCAATAGTAAGATCACCTGCAGTAGCACTAACAGTACCACCAAAATCAATTACAGCAATAGCTTTATTTGATTGACCAGCGTTATAAATAATACATCCATCTGCTGATACAGTTACATTGGCAAATACTTCATCTGCAAAATCTACAATAGCTGTAGAGCCTGATAAACTAATTGTTGCAGAGTCTAATACTTGACCACCTGCACTATAGTTTGTTCCTGATGCTTCGTCAGAATTACCTGTAACATCTGAATAGTTAGTTGTAGAAGCATTATATGTTCCCGAAGGAGTTGCTTTAATTAGTGCAAGTTTAATACTGTCGGTATCTAAGTCATGGATACCACCAAGTAACTCTTGTTTAAAACTGTTGCACATTGCAGTTGTAATAGCCATGATTTGGTTCCTTTATATACAAGTATAGATGGGCCACAAATAAGCAGCCCACCCAGTATTTTAATTATGCAAGTGCGTCACGATCTACTTCATTAGCAGCAGTGTCACCTTGTGAACTTACGTCCATCATTACCGCATAAACACGAAGTTTACCTGCAGTAAACGAAGCACCTGTTCCACCAAAGATTACGTCAATGGTATCATCAGACGCAGATACAGTGTCTCCAGTAATAGAAACACTTGGAGCATAAGCACCATCAGCAGCACCGTCGATGTCAAATGATGCAACAAACTCGTCAACATCACCACCTACAAAACCTACAGTTACTGTAGCATCTGTACCTGTGTTCATAGTTGCTGATTCAACAACTTCAAGACCACAAGCCATAACTTTGTGACCAGCAGGAATAGTGATAGCTTGAACTGAATCCGCAGAAGACGGATCAATAGTTGTAGCTACGATGTCAAGAGTATTCTCGACCATGTAAGGGTTACGACCACGCTGAGAGTTACCAGACGCTGCCTTTAGAAGTGAAGTAATGTTAGCCATGTTTCAATCCTCCCTTATGCCAAGTGATACTTAGCGTTCACAAGAGCTTCTGGACGAAGGATCTTGCGACCGTATAGATGCATACCACGAACAATGTCAGCGAATGAATCTGGATCACGATATGTTTCAGTTTTGTTGATCTGCTCTGCAGTTGCAACGGCTGAATCGTGTCCTGCAACAATCATACCATAGTTAGTAGATGAGTTTGTTCCTGTGAAAGAAGGACCAGTACCTACTGATGGCAGATTGTTTGAAGTGTATACACGGAAACCATGAATGTTTGTTCCGATTTGACCATTCTGCAATCCAGAACCACCAAAGTCAGCGTTAAACAAACGTGAGTCTTCGTCTTTCAATAACTCCATAAATACAGGGTCTACTACCAACCAACGGCCTTGAGTATCCACATTTTGTTGATCCAACAAACGTGACATACGTGCAATAACTGTCAATGGGAAAGTATCACCAACGGCAGGAGTTGAGTCAGTTGCTCCACCTGTACGTGGCTGCAATGCCAAAGCATCACCTGCTGAACCACCGAAGTCTGCTGCATCAATTTTCATTGAAGACAACAATTCGTCTGAACCTGCAGTTGATACTGCTTTAGTTCCATTTACAGTAGTGTTTACTGTATCTGGTGTACCATGCAAAGCAGATTGTTTGAAGCCAGTAAGATAGCCAAGAACGTCTTGGTCAAACTGATCTGACAAACGATAAGCCGCACGATCACTTGCAAGGCTTTGGAAATTGACGTGACTATGGGCTTCCTCAATATCATCGACCTTGAAGGCAAAGTAGTTAGCTTTATCAATTGTCAATGAAAAATCTTCATCGTCAAGATCCTGTGGTGTAATAGTTGTACCACGCTCATATGCTTTAACGGTGATCTCAGGTTCTTTAATAATTTTAACTGAGTCGCCCATTGCAGCAATTTCTCCGAAATAATCAGAGTTAGTAATTGCTTCACAGACAGATGCTTTGCGGAACGCAAGTTGCACCTGTTTGCTATAAATAACTGGTGAGAAATTACCGTTAGGTAAGTTACCATAACCAGCAGCGGATGAAAATGCCATTTTAATTCTCCTTAGCATAATATCACAGATGCAAACGACCAATGACTTAAACAGAGGCTAATTCTACTAGGGTGCGTTTATTAGAAAGTTGGCCGACCTTCTAGTATAACGGGCCACGAGACATTAGGTTGTCCGAAAGCGTGTATTGTTGTTTGCGGAAGTTTAGTTAATTAATAGTGCGGGTAACTGTAGTTAGTACCTAACAGGGCCGCACTATCCATTGTACATATAGTTATATCATAAATATTCTATATGTCAATACCTTTATCTAGCGGAGCCAGACATATCATAAACAAATTTACCAGTACGGATAGATTCCATAATAGCGTCTGACATTTTTTCATATTGTTGAGGTGACATTTTAGCTACATCACTTTCTTTAAATGTATCACCAGTACTATTAGTATCTGGTTGACTTCTGCTATTACGGGTATTTACTGAACGTGCAGCATCTTTACTATTAGAAGGTTTCTTAGTTCTAATGTTTTTATCAGATTTGTAAAGGTC